TCAAAAAATCACCAGGACATCTGACGATTCATGGGCCAGAGGGCGGTTCCGTTTCAGTTGTTGCAGGGTCGAGGCGCGGTCAAGGTGGACCGGCACGGCACGGAAGAGCAGCAGGTCAAAATCGAGCCGAAACTGCCTCGTCCGCCGAAGGATGCGCTGACTGCGGTGGGCCGCGCGGAGTGGCGCCGTATCTGCCGGGTCCTGAAGAACTCCCGGGTGCTTACCGACGCGGACCGTACCGTGCTGACGCAGTACTGCTTGCTCTATCAGGAGATGCTGGAACAGCTCCAGGACTTCCAGGCCGCGAAGCATACCCAGCTGAGGATGTGTCAGGTCGAGCTCGGCCTCACGCCGTCGGCGAGGATGCGGCTCCGTGAGCAATCCTGACACTCCATACCCGCTGACCTGGCGCGGGTTTGAGTGGGCGAACGGGGTGCTCGACGGTTCGATCCCTGCGTGCCAGTTCGTCAAGCTCGCCGCGGAGCGGTTCCGCAAGGATCTCGAGCGCGACTGGCAGTTCGAGTTTGACCCCGCAGAATCTGAACGCTGGCTCGCGTTCCTCGCGCGGCTGCCGCACATCAAGGGGCGCTGGGCCGGGGAGTTGTTCCAGTCGTCGGGCTATCAATGCTTCGTGACGATGAACCTCTATGGCTGGCGCCATCGGGAGACGCGGCTGCGCCGGTTCCGCGAGGGGTACATCGAGGTCGGGCGGAAGAACGGTAAGTCGTTCTGGTTCGGCGGCCTTGGTGTAGGGCACCTCTGCATTGATGGAGAACCAGGAGCCGAGGTCTATTGCGGGGCCACGAGCGAGGCGCAGGCGTGGGAGGTGTTCCGGCCCGCCCGAGCGATGTGTCTGCGGGCTGAGGAGGTTGCGGACGAATACGGCATCGAGGTGCACGCCAAGTCGCTCTGGATTCTCGCGGACGGCAGCCGGTTCCAGCCAGTGATTGGTGACCCTGGGGATGGTTCTAGCCCTTCCTGCGCGATCATCGACGAATTCCATGAGCACAAGGACTCGCGCCTGGTGGACACCATGGTCACCGGGATGGGCGCCCGGGAGCAGCCGATGCTGCTGACGATCACCACGGCCGGCAGCGACTTCGGTGGTCCGTGCCGGGCGAAGCGGCAGGACGTCGTCCGTATCCTCGAAGGGTCGGTCGTCGACGAGACGGTTTTCGGGATCATCTTCACGCTCGATGACGGGGACGACTGGACGGACCCCGCGAACTTCATCAAGGCGAATCCGAACCTCGACGTGTCGATCAGCCGCGACTTCCTGCTGGCGGAACTCGAGAAGGCGAAGCGGAGCCCGACCAAGCAGGCGGCGTTCAAGACGAAGCACCTGAACCTCTGGGTGGGCGCGAAGGCCGCATGGATGAACATGCTGCATTTGCAGCGGTGCAAGACGAAGCTCGACCTCGCGGCGTTTGACGGCAAGACCTGCATGATCGGGGTTGACCTCGCGAGCAAGGTGGACCTGGCCGCGGTCGCGCTGCTTTTCCCTGGCGACAAACTCACGGCGTTCTTTCGGTTCTACCTGCCGGAAGCGCGCGTGTATTCGGGCGTGAATGACCGCTACGTCGCGTGGGCGGAGTCAGGAGCGATCACGGTGACGCCAGGAGACACGATCGACTTCTCGGTGATCGAGGAGGATCTTGAAGCGTTCCTGCGACGGTTCGACGTGCCGGCTGTTGCGTACGATCCCTACCAAGCCACACAATTCGCGCAGCAGATGCTGGCCAAGGGCGCGCCGATGGTCGAGATTCGAGCGACGGTGCTGAACTTCTCCGAGCCAATGAAGGAGCTCGAGAAGCGCATCGTCGACCGCGCTTTCCAGTACGATGACGACGTGTTCACGTGGATGGTCGGCAACGTCGTGGCGAAGCTCGACAAGAAAGACAACATCTACCCCGACCGCGAGCGAGTCGAGAACAAGATTGACGGCGCGGTGGCGGCGATCATGGCGATGAACCGGGTGCTCGCCGCCGGCGGGCCGTCGGTCTACGAGACGCGAGGAGTGCTCACGGTATGAAAGCTGCGATCCAGAGATTTCAGGGCATGGTGGTCGAGCAGGACGCGAAGGTGAAGCAGGCGCAGGACGCGCTGACCTCCGGCCAAGAGTCCGTCGAGAATCTGAAGCGGAAGCTCGCGAACGAGTTGCAGCTGGCGGCGGAGTATCGTCAGGCGCTCGAGGTTCTTCGACGTCCTCAGTTGCTCGGTACTCCGCCGATGCCGCGCCCCGAGGCGCCGCCGCGGCCGATAGAAGCCGCTGATCAGGAGAAGCCGTCAAGGAAGCGCGCGTGACCTGGTGGCAGTCCATCCTCGCTAGGCTCAGGCCCCAGCCTGTGCAGGAGCGTGGCTGGGGCCCCGGACGGACGAATGCCGGGGTCTACGTCGACGAGGATCTGGCGCTGCGCTATGCCGCTGTCTGGAGATGCGTGGATGTGATCTCGAAGGCCATCGCGATCCTTCCCTGGTGCGTCTACCAGAAGACCTCGAAGGGCCGGAAGGAAGTCGAGAACGACATCTACTGGCTGCTGCACAACCAGCCGAACCCGGAGATGCAGCCGTATGCTTTCAAGCACCTCCTAAGCTCGCACGTGCTGCTCTGGGGAAACGCCTACGCCGAGATCGAGCGTGACCTAGGGGGTAGGCCGAAGTGGCTCTGGCCGATCACTCCTGACCGCGTAACACCCTCTCGGCGAGAGAATGGCGCCATCGTCTATCTCGTCAGCCAGACGGGCGCGCAGCCGGCGGAGATTGAGCCCGAGAATATCCTGCACATCCGCGGCCTCGGCTTTGACGGCCTGATGGGCTATTCGCCGATTCGGATGGCGGCGCAGTCGATCGGTGCCGGAATCGCCATGGACAAGTTCGGAGCCAAGTTCTTTGCGAACGGCGCGAACATGGGCGGCACCATCACGCATCCGCAGAAGCTGAACGATCAGGCACGAAAGAACCTGCGCGAGTCGATTGAGCAGGCAACGAGCGGCGACAACGCCAATCGCTGGCTGGTGCTCGAAGAGGGGCTGAAGGCCGAGCGCATGTCGATTCCGCCGGACGAGGCGCAGTTCCTCGAGTCCCGCAAGTTCTCGGTGCTGGAGATCTGCCGCTGGTATGGGGTACCTCCGCACAAGGTCATGGCGCTCGATCGGGCGACGTGGGCGAATGTCGAGCAGCTGGGACTAGAGTTCGTGACCGACACGATCCAGCCCTGGGTGACGCAGTTCGAGCAGGAAGCGGATCTGAAGCTCTTCGGCCGGGTGAACAGGGGCGTGTTCTACACGAAGTTCAACCTCGCGGCTTTGCTGCGTGGGGACATGAAGTCCCGCTATGAGGCGTATGAGATCGCGCACCGCAATGGCTGGATGAACGCGAATGAGATCCGGGCGCTGGAAGAGCTGAACCCCATTCCGAACGGCGGCATGTACGTGATGCAGGCCCAGATGACCACCAGGGAGCAGATCAAGAAGGGCCCGCAGGCGAAGCAGGGTGTGCCAGGAGACCCGAACGCCACTGACCCTAGTGCCGACCCTGCAAACGATCCCACAAACGACCCTGTGACCAATGCGCTGCGTGCGGGGCGCGTCCTGAACACCGCAAGGAGAACGCGATGAACTACCGCATCCGGGCCTCTGGTAAGGCGCTCGAGGTTTACCTGTACGACTACATCGGCGGCTGGTTGGGTGGCATCACGCCGCAGCGGCTCGCGGATGATCTCAAGGCTGCGGGCAAGGTCGACACGATCAACGTGCGGATCAACTCTCCCGGCGGGGATGTGTTCGACGGCATCACGATCTTCAATCAGCTCCGAAGACATCCGGCGAAGGTCATGGTCGACGTGGACGGCCTTGCGGCGTCGATTGCGTCGGTGATCGCCATGGCCGGGGATACGGTACGGATGGCCGACAATGCGATGTTCATGATCCACGACCCCATGTCGGGACAGTTCGGAACGGCAGAAGAGCTTCGCAAGCAAGCCGACCTGCTCGATCAGGTACGGGACAATCTGCTCGACACGTACTTCGGCAAGACCGGAGGCGATCGCGCGCAGATCAGCGAGCTCATGGCGGCGGAGACCTGGATGACGGCCTCCCAGGCGAAGCAGCACGGCTTTATCGACGAGGTGACGCAGGAGCTGCAGATGGCGGCCTGCTTCGACCTCTCGCGCTACCACAACGCCCCAGAGGCCCTGAAGAAGGCTGCGGCACCGCCTGCGAACGCGTTCCGGGCGAAACTCGCGGCCATGGATCATCGCCGGAGAGCGACGGAGAAGCTGTGACGGGAGAGGAGCTGCGGCAACTCAGAGAACGGCTACGGCTGACCGCGGCGCAAGCGGCAGAACAAGCCGAAGTCAGCGAGCGAACATGGTATCGCTACGAAGAGGCTCGTGAAGTGCCTCCCGGCCCGATCAAGCTCTTGGAGTTCGAGAACGGGCTGCGCAAACCTGCGCGTTTGTCATTCTGACATTGTGACCTTGGCGCGTGCGCTGCTATATCAGCCGCACGTATTCAAACCCGCCGAGGGACGCACGATGACCATCGAAGAGCTGCGCGCACGCCTTGCCGAGATTCAGGACAAGGCCACGGCCATCCAAGCCACGGCGGACGCTGGCAAGCGCGCCCTGAACGCGGACGAGGAGAAGGAGCTCGAGGGCTTGTTCGCCGAGTTCGATACGGTCGAGGCCGACATTGCCCGCCGTTCGAAAATCGAGGCGAATGCGAAGAAGCTCGGCGAGCCGGCGGGTCGCAAGGCTGCTCCGAATCCAGTGAACACGCAGGGCACGGCGCTCGAGAACGTCAACCGCATCGAGACGCCGCGCGCTACGGCCGCAGAGCGTGGTCGCTGGGGCTGGAAGCATGCCGGCGACTTCTTCGCGGCGGTGCGTCGGGCGTCCTCGCCTGGAGGCGAAATCGATCAGCGCCTTTTGAACGCGCCATCAACCTATGGCAGCGAAGCTGCTGGTGCCGACGGCGCCTTCGCAATTCCGCCGGACTACCGCACGACGATCATGGAAAAGGTCATGGGCGAGGAGTCGCTGCTCGCGCGCTGCGATCAGAACCCGACCGGCAGCAACGGCATCACCTTCCCGAAGGACGAGGACGCGCCGTGGAGCACTTCCGGCATCTTGGCGTATTGGACCGGCGAAGCTGCTCAATACACGCAGACGAAGCCGCTGCTGCAGAAGAGCACGGTGCCCGTCGAGAAACTGACGTGCATGGTTCCGGTTACCGACGAATTGCTGGAAGACGCCCCGGCCCTGGGCTCCTACGTGACCCGCAAGGCCGGCGCGAAGATTCAGTTCAAGGTCACGGACGCGATCATCAACGGTACGGGTGCAGGTATGCCGCTCGGCATCCTGAACTCGCCCTGCACGGTCTCGCAGGCCGCGCTCGGCTCCCAGGCCGCGGGTACGGTCCAGGGCAAGAACCTGATTTCGATGTGGGGCCGCATGCCGAGCGATTGGCGCTCGAGCGCGGTCTGGCTGTGCCACCCGGACGTCGAGCCGCTGCTGATGAGCGCCGGCATCCAGGTCGGTGACGCGGCGCAGACGACGTTCACCGGCGGCTCCCTGATTTGGATGCCTCCGGGCGGCATCAGCGGATCGCCGTACTCGAGCCTCTTCGGTCGGCCGATCATCCCGACGCAGGCGTGTCAGGCCCCCGGCACGGTGGGCGACATCATTCTGGCCTCGATGGGCCAGTACTGCGCGGTGCTGAAGTCTGGCGGTCTGCGAGCGGACTCGTCGATCCATCTTTTCTTCGACTACGGTCTCACGGCCTTCCGGTTCACGTTCCGGATGGGCGGTCAGCCGTGGTGGGGCTCGTCGATCGCAGCGAAGAACGGCTCGACGACTTACGGCCCGTTCGTCACTCTCGCGGCCCGGTAATCAGGAGCACAACCCATGAGCGCACGTCTCACCCGTCTTTCCGACTTCTGCAAGATCGTCACCGGCGCTGCCCCGGCCGCGCTGGCCTCGACGGCGGGCGCCGGCGACTACGTATCCCTAAAGGGTTACGACGGCGTCAGCATCGTGATCTCGGTGCTCAATGGCTCGACCGTCACCGGTGGAGTCGTGGTGCTGAACCAGGCGAAGACGGTGGCCGCAGGCAGCGCGAAGGCGCTTAGCTTCAGCCGTATGCTCGCCAATACCGACTGCGCCGCGAGTGACGCGCTGGTCGAAACGGCGGTGACCAACGATACGTTCACGACCGGAACGACGAACTCGAAGCAGCTGCTCTACATCATCGACGTCCCCGCGTCCTCGCTCGACGTCGCCAATGGCTTCGACTGCGTGAACTGCGTGTCGACGCTGATGGCGAACGCTGTCGGCTCGATGATGTATTACCTCTGGACGCAGCGGTACGCGGGCTCCGCGCTCTCGGCGATCACCGACTAGTGTGATGTGGGGCTCGCTCTACTCACCGCGCCGGATGCTGAGGTAGTCGAACTCGACGAGTTCAAACAGCATGCGCGCATCGACCTCGACGACGAGGACGATCGGATCCTCGGGTACTTGCTGGCCGCCCGGCAGTACCTCGAGGAGATCGCGAACCGCGGCTTCATCACCCAGACCTGGACGCTGACGCTCGACGGCGAGTGGCCGGATGAGATTCTGCTCGGCCGGGCTCCCGTCGATTCGATCACCTCGATCACCTACGTCGACTGGAACGGCGCCACGCAGACACTGGCATCGAATCAGTACGTCCTCGTCAACAGCGGAGTGCTGTCGCGCGTCGTGCCGGCCTACGGGGTCTATTGCTGGCCGCCGGTGCGCTCCCAGCCGAACGCGATCACAGTGACGTTCGTCGTTGGCTACGGAGACCAGGGCGCGAGCGTCCCGGAGCCGATTCGCCAAGCCATCATTCTGCTGGCCGCCCACCTTCACGCGAACCGTGAGCCCGTCGGCGACAATCGCCTGACGGAATTGCCGTTCGCTGTCTCGGCGCTGATCGCGCCCTACCGCGCATGGCCGCTGTAGCCGCGGGCCAGCTGCGAGCGCGCTACTCGGTGCGCGGTCGTTCGACTACGCGAAATAGCCTTGGCGAGCGCGAGGACGTCTACACGGAGAAGTTCGCGGCCTGGGGAGAGATCCCGCGCGAAGGCGCGATGGACGTGGTCGAAGACCCGACCTTTCGGCGCAGTGACGCGACCTGGCGGTTACGGTTTCGCTACCGGACGGACTTCGCGATCGGGGATCAGCTGGTAGACCAATCCACGCAGAAGACGCTCTACGTCACTGGTGTGTTCCCTCTGGACGCATTGCGCCAGTGGTGTCAGGTGACGGCGAGCGAGAGCCCGGTGACTCCGTTATGAATATCGAGCTCAAAGGGCCCGTCTTCGGATGGGACGACTACATTCAGAACAAGGTGATCGCTAGCCTCAGGGAGGCGATAGACCGACCAGTGACGCTCCATAGCAGCTTTTCCAAAGAGCAGGTTCGAGCAGTGCTGGCTGCCACTCGCCCGGTTCTGTGGCGCCGCCTGTGCGGACGATTCGGCCGTTGGCTCGCTCGCTTCGAACGGAGGCGCTGGTGATTGAGCTTGCACGCATGGATGGCTGGCGAGAGCTGCAGGGCGTCCTGAAGGATCTCCCGCGAGCGTTGGCGCAGAACGCTCTGAACGCCACTGCCCGGGCGGGTGCGATCGAGCTCCAGAAGTCGGCCATGGCGCAGCTATCGCTCGCTATGAGCCGTTCCGCGCGCGAGGGGGACGTGGTCATCAAGAAGTCCCGCGGTGTGAAGGGCGAGGACGTGCAGGCGACCTACCTCGTAGGACCGCCTAAAAGGCTTCCTTGGCTGCGTTGGCTTCATGACGGCACGAAGCCGCACCCCATCGAGCTACGGCGCGCCAAAGCCCTCTATTCGCGCAGGGCGGGCAAGTTCTTCGGCACCTTCATCCAGCACCCTGGTCAGCGAGCGCGACCATGGCTGAAACAGGCGCAGTTCCTTAGCGGCGATACCGTCATCCGGGCGATGGCGGAGAAAATGGCGCAGGCTCTGCCAAAGCAGGTCGACCGACTGGTGACGGACAAGTACCGCGACCAGACGCTGAAGAAGTGGCTGCGATGACCGAACTCCTGATGCAGGCCCTGATCGTGATTCTGGCCGCCGACGTGACGGTCCAGGGTCTCGTGGCAGATCGCATCGAGTGGGACTCCGAAGAGACCGACCCCGCGTTGCCGTCCGTGACATTGCGAGACCTTGCGACGACGATCCCGGCGAGAGACCTTGTCAGCCGGGGAGGCATCCGCCGGTCGCTGGTCGAAGTCTCCGCGAATGCGAGAACGCTGCTCGGGTCAGTACAGCTGATGGATGCCTGCCTCGCGGCGCTCAATCCGTACGAAGCTGGACCCGCGAGCTTAGTCGTTCCTTCCGGCACGGCGCAGCTTGCTTCTATCAATCTCGACGACGTGACACAATCCACGCCAGTTCGCGCGCAGTCCTACAGACAGACGGCGACGTTGATCGTGGCGTTCTACGAGTAAGGAGTTCCCGACATGGCAGCACTCACCTTCACCGCCGCGAGCGTCGTTCTGACGGGCGGCCAACAGGTCAACTTGGTGGCAGGCGGCACGGTGGCGCGCGGCAACGTGGTACGCATCAATACCTCGGGCCAGGCCGTGGTGGCCGCGAACGACAGCGCCGCGAATGCGGCGGCCTACGGGTATGCGCTCAACGACGCGGCTTCCGGTCAGCCGGTCACGGTAGCCCCGCTCTCGGCCGGCGGAACGCTCGCCGGAGTCGCTTCGAACAACGCTGCGGGCAAAGTACTGGTGCTCGGCACCGCCGGTGCGACGCTGCCGGTCGACGACATCGCGGGATCTGAATTCGTCACGGTGGTCGGCATCGGTCTGACCACGGGCACCATCAAGCTCGGCACCATCGCGAGCGGTGTGGCCGCTGCTGGCGCGGTCGCGTAAAGGGAGAAGGACATGGCAGGCAAGCAAGCACAGGGCACTACGATCAGTCGCGAGACGTCGCTCGGTTCAGGGAGCTACGTCACGCTGGCCAACGTGAAGTCCTTCGACGGCCCGAGCACCCAGAACGCCGAGATCGACGTCACGACGCTCTCTTCGGCCGCGAAGGAGTTCGTCGGTGGGTTGGTCGATTTCGGTGATCTCTCGATGGATGTGAACTTCGACCAGTCGGCCGCCTCGCACCAGCAGGTCTTTGCCGACATGGAGGCGAGTCCGCCCACGGTCACGAACTGGCGTATCACCTTCGCCAATCCCACGACGAATTACACGTGGAACGCGTTCGTGAAGGGCTTCTCGCTCGGCGGCCAGGTGGATGGCGTCTACAGCGGCAAGATCACCCTGCGTCTCTCTAGCGCCCGCGTGGTGAGTTAATGGCGTTCTTCGTCGCCCTGTGTGCGTTGGCTATCTCGTTCTGCGCGGTGGCTTACTGCCGCGCGGTGCGCAAGGACATCGCGGACATGGCGGCGCTGATCGACCAGCCGAAGCCCGCAAAGACCCCAGACCCCTACCGCACCTTCGGTGACGTCGCGTGATCCTGACCAAAGAGCAAATCCTCGAGCGCAGGCTGCCGACCGAAGCCATCGACATTGGCGACGGAATGCAGATCATGGTTCGCGCCCTGCCGCTGCATGTAATCCAGCAGTCGCAGTCGCTCACGGCGACGGACTACGGCTCTGACGCGTTCCTCTTCTCCCATGCAGTGGTCAGCGAGTCTGGCCAGCGGCTCTATGCGGACGCCGACATTCCGATGCTCGCGCAGACGGTGGAGTCTTCCGTCATCCAGCTCGTGGTATCCGCCGCCTTTCGGCTCGCGCGGATCGACGAGGGGATGCTCGAAAGAATAAAAAAAAACTGGAAGAGCCTGGGCGTCGAGACGCCTGGCGAATAGCGGTCTCGCTGGGGTACCCGCACCCCGACCTTCTCTTCGACGAGCTCACGCCGGAGCAACGGTGCGAGCTTCACGCCTACGCCGCGCTCGAGCCCTTTGGCGAGGTGCGTCACGACATGCGGATGGCGCGGCTCATCCAGTTCTACTACGAGTCGAATCGCAGCTCGAAGGGCAAGCCCTCCAAGCTCGCGCAGTTCCTGCTGTATCCTGACCTCGCCGAAGAGGCAGAAGCGTCCGGAGCCACCGAAGCCGACCTTCTGAACGCCATTGGAGGAGGGTCGAATGGCCGGTGACGATGTAGGCGTTCTCGTAGCCCGCGTTGTAGCCGATACGGAGCAGTTCCGCTCCGAGATGCTGCGCGTCTCGAACCAGCTCGCGTCGAACACCGCGAAGATGAACTCCGCGCTCGCGAAGGTGCAGGAGTCCACCGGCTCGCTGAGCAAATCGCTAGGCGTGCTGACTGGCTCTCTCGGGGCCCTCGGCGTGTCGTTCAGCGTCGGTGCCATTGCGGCCTTCGCCCTGAACGCAATCAGAGCCGCTGACGCCGTAGGAGAGGCCGCCGCAGCTGCCAACATCGGCGCCGAACGGTATCAGCGCCTGCAGCTCGTCTTCGCCGAGAATGGCGTTGAGGCCGAGCAGTTCGCGGTCGCGATGAACAAGCTCAATTCGGGCTTCGGTGTGTTCATCCAAACAGGGGCAGGCCCGGCCGCGAAGGCGATCAAAGACCTTGGGCTTGAGGCGGCCATCCTCTCTGGGCGGATTGGCACGCAAGAGCAGTTCATCGACGCAATCGCTGACTCGTTGGCGAAGATGAGCGACCGGTCCCGCGCCGCAGCCATCGCCGTGGAGCTCCTGGGACGGGAAGGCGCAAAGCTCGCGCCGGTGCTGATCCAAGGGTCCGAAGCGCTACATCAGGCTGAGGCGGCCCAGAGCGGCGTCTTCAGCGACGACCAGGTGGCCAAGGCCGATGCGCTTGAGCGTGCGTATAGGCGCGTAGCGTCGACGATCGGCACGACCCTGAAGGGCGCCTTCGTCGACCTCGCCTCCGCGCTTGCCGGAACGACTCCTGAAGCCGTAGCGCGGCGTGCAGAGATAGCCTCGCTGCAGGGGCAGCTATCTGGGACGGTTCCAGACCTCGAATCTCGGGACAGCTCGCTCGCCGAATACTCCGCCAAGCGCGTGGCGATGGAGAAGCGCCTCAACGAACTCCTGGCCGACGAATACCGGGCCTTGGCGCTGAAGAAGTCGCAGCTCTTCGATGATCAGATCCAGCAGCAGTCGGAGCGCGAGCTCGCGGTCGCTCAGCGGACAGCCGAGGAAGCCGCCAAGGTCAAAGCGCGCAGCCCGACGTATGCGAACCTACTTTTCAATACCGGCGACAAGGAGCTTCAGGAGCTGCGTGACGGCGCCCTTCAGGAGATTACGGTCACCGCGCAGAAGCAGCAGGTCATGCTCAGCCTCGAGCAGCAGTTCCAGGACGATCTCGCGAAGGAACGGAAGAAAGCGACTGGTGACCTGATCGACAACTTGCTCGCCGAAGTAGACGCCTATAAGCAGGCGGAGGACCAGAAGCGCGAGCTCGCGGTTAGTACCTCGGCTGCCATCGAATATGCCTCCGAGGCCCTGATGCAGGCGTCACAAGGGCACAGTAAGAAGACGTTCGAGATCGCAAAGAAACTCGCCATTGCCTCGACGATCGTCAACACCGCCCAGGCGATCATGAAGGCGTATGCGGACTTGGGCCCCATCGGCGGCACGATCGCCGCGGTGGTCATCGCAGCGACGGGCTTGCTCCAGCTCCAGCGGATCCGGTCGACGCAATTCGAATCGGCGGGCGGCTCGGTTTCTGCGGGCGCGTCGATCTCCGCGTCTTCGGCGAACCCGTCCCCGTCTAGCTCGACTGCGTCCACGGACTTGCGCAACAACGCGCAGAAGACGCTCACGGTGCAGTTCAACGGCCCGATCTATGGCTGGGACGACTACATCCAGAAGATGGTCGTGGCCGGGCTACGGGACGCGATCGACGGGAAGGATGTGGTGATTATCGGCGGCAACAGTCGGCAGGCGGCGTTGCTCGGCGTGGGAGGCTAAGATGCCGACGGTTCAATATACGGCGCTGCGGTCGTTGTACGGCGTAAGTTCTGGCGTGACGGTGACCTATGAGCTGCCGATTCGATACGCCGGCATGACGCCCTCGAAGAAGAACTTCGGCACGACCCGCGTCTCGATGGCCGGCCGCCGGGAGCGATACCACGAACGCACGGAGCGCTCCTACGCGATGACCACGAAGCCGCTGACCGAGCCGCAGTACAAGCAGCTCAAGATGTTCCTCGACAGCTGCGACCACGAGGAGTCGTTCCTGTTCTCGCCGGACGCTTCGGCCTTCTCCACGGCCTATCTCGGGACGCTCGACTATGACGAGCTGCTGGCTCCCGAGCGCGACTCGATGCGCTCCTACAACTTCTCGATCGATGTGCCATGAGAGTCGACCCGCCTGGCTCTGCCTTGCTGCTGCCAATCCGTGAGCCGCGGATTGCGGTCGGAATCATCTACCCGACGGGCTCGATCTACATCACGAACAAAGCCGCGGGGTCGATCGCGAACGTCCCTGGAAACGTCGTTGAAGGGTGCCTCGAAGACATCTCCTCGACCTCCCAGGAGATCGTGCCGGATGAGGGCCGCTCGACGATTGGCTCGCTGACGTTCTCGGTCGTGGACGTCGGTGGAGCCCTTACAACCGAGCTACGGGCGCAGCTCTCAAGCAATGACCTCGGGGTAGGCCGGCGCCTCGTTCGCGTCTATACGGGCGATACAAACGATTTCACGGACGGTACGTGGCGGCAGATCGAGACCTTCGTCATTGACTCAGTGGTGTCCTACGACGCCGGGTCATACAAGTTCTCATGCTCGGACCTGAAGCGCGAACTGCGCGACCGGATCTTCATCAAGCGCTCGTGCCGGCTGATGGCGGCGCTGGCCGCGAACGACACGAGCATTACGGTCAACTCGACGTCTGACTTCTCGCTGGTGACCCATACGGCATCGTTCTCCGATGCGCCGAGCTCGACGGTGGGCTACGGCCTGATTAAGAAGACGGGCGAGGTCTTTCGGTTCACCGGCACCGCAACAGGACCACCGCGCTTCACCGGCGTGACCCGCGGCGTGTTCAATACCCAGGCCCAAGCCGTGGCGGTGGATCTCACGTCGGACGTGGATCACCAGCCCGAGATCCAGCAGGTCTACTACCTCGAGATGCCGGCGCCGCAGATGGCGTACGCGATCATGACGGGCGAGGTGCCGGATACCGCGATCACGCTGCCGGACGACTATCACCTGGGGATCGACACGGCGCTCGTCGACATCACGATGTTCCAAGGCATCGGCACGGACCTCTACGACCCAAGCGACCTCACCGCGGGCCTGATCCTCTCGTTCAGCACGACGCGCGGTATCAGCGAGATGGACGGCAAGAGCTTCATCGAGGAGCAGTTGAATGTCCCGATGTGGGCGTTCAACCCCATCAGCGCGGAAGGCAAGATCGGGATTCGGAAGCTGACTCCGGTGCTCGATGATGCGGCGTCAGTCGCAAGCGCGACGACCCAGAACATCATCGAGCACGGCGCGCTCGACCATCACGTCGGTGATGTCATCAACCGCATCGTGGTCAAGTGGAACCACAACGGCGATGACTTCACGCGCACGGACGAACTCATCAACACGGGGTCGATCAGCCGGCACGGCTTAGGAGCTACACGCACCTTCGAGTTCTATGGCCTCACTGTCCAGCGACACACGAACCAGACCCTGAAGCGCATCTTCAACGCAATCAGCGACCGCTACGGTTCGCCTCCGCAGACCATTGATCTCACCCTATCGGCGACCATGAACTCGCTGGAAACGGGCGACGTGCTGCGCGTGACGCTACCGCTGCGGGACTTCGCGGACGCAAGCACGCTCGACCGGGCGTTTGAGATCGAACAGCGGCAGTGGAATCCACGCACAGGGGCTTTCACCGTCACGGGCTTCGCCTCTACCGCGGCGCCAGAAGATCAGCCGGTCGGGACGACGACGCCTCTCGCAGATGCTTGGTATACCAGCGCGGGCACGGCGCTCACATCGGCCCTGACCATCGTCGGCAACGCGGTCACGACGAACGGCAACCTGACGAGCGGGATCTACTACTACGCCGGGAACCTGACCATCAACTCCGGCGTGACGGTCACGATCAACGGCAACGTGCAGCTGCGCATTCGCGGAAGCCTCACGATTAACGGCAAGATCGACGGCAAGGGCCGCGGTCAGACGGGGTTCTCGGACGGCAACACCATTGGCTCCGCCTATGCGCCGGTCGGTACAGCGACGGTTCAAACCATCGGATCGACGCGCGGGAGCAGCGGACTCGTCTACAGCGGCGGGCTGTTCGTGGAATACCACGGCCTCACGATCACCGGACGGCCCGCGACGTTCCGTCCATCGCTCGAGGTGGTCGGCGGAGCGCTGCTTGGCTTGCCGGCTGAGACGCGAGGCACTCCGGGCATGTTCGGCGGTGCGGTGGTCGAAGGCTCGACACTGCGCGCGAAGGGTGGCGCCGGCGGCAACTCCGGAGCGGGGTTGATCGTCGTCTGCCGCGGCACGCCGGTCTTCGGCGCCTCCGGAAATATCGACCTCTCAGGCAACGACGGATCAGCGGGCAATTCCGCAAGCGTCGGCGGCCACACGCTCTATGCCGGCGGTGGCGGTGGTGGTTCTCCCGGTGAACTCTACGTCCTGCTCGACGGCAACGATCAGGTGCTCCCCGACGTCAATAGCACGACGTTCCTCGCGAACTTCGGAGCCTGCACGCAGACCGGCAATCCCATTGTCTACGGCGGGTCGTTCTCGAACCCAGACCCGTCACCAGCAGATCCATGGACCGGCTACTCGCAGGGCATTGGCAGCGTCGACGTCTGGCAGTCCGCGAGCTTCGTCACTTGGGTTCCTCTTGAGGTCGATCTCGGCGATTCAGAGGATGAAATAGTCCCGGCACCTACGGGCCTGTCGGCCTATTCCGACGGCGCTGGAGTCACATGGAACTGGGATCCCGGCCCGCCGGAGCGCAGTGACGCGACCGAGCTTTGGGTTTCCACCACCAATGATCGAACGGGCGCCGTGCTTATTTCGAAGCGCAAAGCATCAAGCGCCTACATCGGCACTGCCACTTCAGCGGTGCGGTACGGGTGGGTGCGTAACGTCAAGCAGGGCGTGGGCTATTCGGAGTGGCATCCAACCTCGTCGACTGGCGGCGTGCAGGCCAATTATGGAGACATGGCCGGCGGCCTTTTGGTAGCCGATCCGTTCTTTAACCGCCGCGGGGATCTATGGGATGGCACCGGCGATTCCGACGGGTATTACTGGTACAAGGCTCTCGCATCGAATGGCACAGCCGCCATCGACGTCAACGGCGGATCAGCTAGCGACAAAGGCGCGCTACAGCTTTCTATCCTCGGCGGTGGGATCGGTATCGTCGCTGTGTATTCAGTGGTCTATGAGGACTTCAAGATCACCCGCGGCGAAGTGGCGACTGTGACCATGCGAATCCGTCGGACGAGCGCCGTGGGAGCTGGGACAGCGCATCTATACTTCGAAGGCGGACGCGGCCTTACCGGCGACATCAAGGAAAATGGCGCTGGCGTAACTAATCTGCCGTTCATCGACGAAACCGCGCTTGCGGCACTGACGTTAAATCAATGGTACGACTACGAGGGCGTGATTCAATTCGGCGATCCTTCGACGGCCGAGACTTTCGGGAATCGGAATAAGTGCGAAATTCTGATTGGTCTCGGAGGAACGGGTTCGGTCTCGGTTGAAGTTGATGCGGTAGTTCCAAAGCGGGCTGCAGCGACGCAGCAGGTTGGTATGGTTATCTACCCTGTGAACGCTTATGAAGCGGCGGCGGGCCTGTAAATGCCTATCACTGACTTCAGCAAGCCATATGGAGACGCGAGCCGTTATGGCGCGACCGGAGATGGGTCAACGGATGACCGCAGCGCAATCAATACCGCGAACTCTGTCGGGCCGTTTTTTCTCACACGAGGCACCTATAGCGTCCAGTCCGATCTGACGATTTCGAGTCGCTGCACGTTTCAACCCGGCGCGATTCTCAAGCCAGCGAGCGGCAAGACGATCACGTTCACGACAGCCTTCGTGGCGGCCAATGCTGGGCAGATCTTCGATCTCTCTGCCGGCGGGTCTATAGCGCTGCCGCGCGACACGTCGCACGTATTCGCTGATTGGTGGGGTGCGCAGGGAAACGGTGACCTAGGTATTGGGACCGGAGCCAAGGCGGACAACGAGACGCCCATCAATCAGGCGATCAACGCGCTGGCCGCGACGGCTGGGGGCACATACGGGGGAGAGGTCCACCTTCTTCGCGGCACCTATTACATCAGCGGCAATGTGGCGCTGAAGGACGAGATCGCCATCAACGGCCAGGGCAAATTCTTCACGAACATCATCGCCGCGCCTGGCGCGTTTGGCGCGGCGACGAACATGATTACGGTTCAGAACGGCACCTCGAGCCTGTTCAATTCCCCCGTTAAGAACTGCCGCATCAGCGCCAACAATGACGGCAATATCACGGCCTGTATCTATGCGCCCGCATGGCAGGAGAAGTCCGGCAGCGACAATCTCTGGATCGAGAACTTTAAGCAGTACGGCATCCTGATAGACAATAACTACGGGGGTTCCGCTCAGCTCACGCTGAGCCAGACTGAGATTTTCCAAGGCGTTGACTGCTTCAGCGGCAGCCGTTCGATCAAAATCGACGCCACGACTTACTCGGTCGGCTGGCTAACAGTGAACTTGAAAGAAGTGCAGTGCGGTTCGTCGCTGGCGACCGTGACGTTCACGGGGTTCATATCGGCCGCAGCGACTAGCGCAACGCTCTCGGCCAACTGGACTCATGCAAGCGGCGCATGGTGGGTGACGTTCAGCAATGGCGAGAATCGCGCCGTCACTCTCACGAATGGGGCCACAACCGCCACATGGAGCGGCGGTCTATCCAGTGGCGCCACGGCAAATGCGACCGGCGTCAATCCGAACACATGCGGCATCGACGCCGACGGCCGCGTAATCCTGAATATCGACGACGTGCACTTCGAACAGACGCAGATCGGGATACTCCTGAACCACGACGCCAACCTAATCGGCGACTCTCTGAAGTCCGACGGCACGGGCACGGTACAGAAGCTCGTGCAGTGCTCTGCGGCATGGACCGGGCAAATCAACATGCGCGCGATGAAGCGCGCCGGGAGTACCACGTATATTCTCGACAACAGCCGCGGCCCCTATGCGCTCGCGAACGTCGAGCCCTATGACGGGATCACCATCTGGCCGCCGAGCCCATCCA